GTGCTCCTTATCCTAGAACATTAGTGCTATCGAGCACACCATAGGTGGCATCATCCAAGATGAGCTCGTAAACGATCGTGACGGCGCTTGTGTAAAACCTGACGACATGGCCGGCGGTGGTGTCGATTCGATGCTCGATGCCCTCCACGGCAAGCTCCTGGGCGAGCTGCGTGGCCGTGGCGCCGTTGATGAACTCTTTCTCGATCGAGATCGTGTCGCCGATGTCGACGGTTGAGATGGTGTCGCGTTGGCCGTCGGTGAGCTGTGCGAACGCGACCTCGATCGCGGTGAACGTCGGCTCGGGGTAGCCGTTCAACAGATAGTCCGCGAGGTCTTGGGCGTCGGCGTCGGTGTCGAGGAGGCTTCCGGTTATTGACAACGTTTGGATGAAGTAATCACCTTGGCTGGCCGTGTCCGCAGCAGTCTTGAACTTGTTGTTGATCGTCTGGACGAAAACCAAGTTGACGACTTTGTCCGCGCCGAACGAGATGTCGACGTTCCGGTATGGGTAGTTTGTGCCGTCGTCATTGAACTGGACAACGGGGCTTGACAGGGTTTGGCCGATGCGCTCCTGAAATGTGAGCACGCCTTCACGGTCGACGAATAGCCGGCCGCGTTCTGCGGCGTTGACAAGCCGCAGGTAATCGAGGGCGATGGTGCCGAGCTGCAGGTTGTAGTCGCCGCCGCCGCCGACTTCGACAGTTCCGGTAGCGATGTCGCGGGCCGCGCCAGAGGGATAATCGATCTCGGCAAGGTTGAGCACGGCGTTGATTCGGGCGCCGGTGAACTGCTTCGACACGCTGTTGTTGTCAAGGATGGCTTGTGCCAGTAAGTAGAAGTCGTCGGCGCAAGTGACTTCGACGGTGTCGTTGCCGTCAAGACCGAAGTTGTAGGTGTAATCGACGACACGGCCGGCGAACAGCAGCTCGTTCTCCCGCTTGAGCCGGACTTGTCGCATGGGTGCGAGTCCTGGCTCAGTGTTTGTTGTGTCGTAATACGGGCCTTGGTTGGCGAACGGGTTGAAGACGCCGCCGGCGGCGGTGTCGTCGAGGACGAAGTTCATGATGCCGGTTTGGAACTGGTCTGAGATGTCGCGGCGTCCGCGTCGTACCTCGATACGTTGGGCGCCGTCGGTGACGTCGGCAAAGCCAGTGCCGCCGTTGAGAACGAATGTGGCGTTGTCTAGGACGCCTTTTACTGGATCGTCCAGGGTGAACTCGCGGACGAGGTCGCCGGTGTCGATCTCGAGCGTGTAATCGCCGGATTGAACGATTGTGGCGCTCATGTGATTCGGCCTAGCGGCCTGACGTCAAAGAACGAGCTGCCGGACGTCCGGTTGGCTTTCCGGATGCTGTCGACGATGGCGCGGCCGGTTTCTGGTGTCGGTTGCAAGGTGCTGACGTTGACAACAATGTTTTGACCGGCTCCAGCGGCCGCAGGGGCCGGCGCAGAGATCGTCGGCACCGCAGGTGCGATTGGGGTGGTTGCGACGAACCCAGAGCCTCCTAGGGCGGCCTGAAGGTCACCGAATGACGGGATGCCGCCACCCATCGCTGGCGTGCCTTCGGCGCGTGCCAAGCGCAAGCCTTCGGCTAGCCGTTCAGCTTTTCGGATTGCTTCGTCAAGTTGGCCGGTGTCAACCAAGATTTTGAGCTCTGATTGAATGGTTTGTGGGATGCTTCCGTAGGTTTCGATCAGATTGATCAGTTCTTCGTAAACCTTGCGGTTTGCTTCTTCCCATTCGCGGCTACCGACCGCGTTGTTCTCAGCGATCTCCTTGAACTCGGCGACGGTGTCGTTGAAATCGCGGACGGCCTGTTCACGATCAAGCTGGTCCATGTATCGCTTCAGTTCGGGGTTGACCTCAAACATGGAGCGGTACAGCTCATCCATCGACGACCAAAGAACGTCGACCCGCTCCGCCAGTTTCTTCGATTCGGTTGCGGCCTCTTTTGTGGACTGCCGGTATTCCTGGGTCGGCCCGATCGCGCGCTCGAACTGTCCTCGAGCTTTATCGACGCCGTTGCCGGCTTCACGGACGCTTTCATACATGTCGCCGGCGGCTTTGCGGGCGTCGTCAGTGCTGGGCGTAAAGTTGTCGTCCATTTCGTCACCGACGAGTCCGAGTTTCTCGGCGAGCCAGCCGATGCCGTCAGCGACCTTTTGGAGGGGTTCGAGGAACTTGTTGAACAGGTCACGAACCCAATCGACTTTGTTGTACAGGATGACAAGGCCGGCGACGAGAGCTGCGACAGCGATAGTGATCAGGACGATCGGGTTGGCGGCGAGCGCGGCGTTGAACAGCCAAGTGGCGGCGGTGGCGACGGCTTGAGCTGCGGCCCATGCTTTCATGGCGAAGTTGGCGATCACGATCGCGGCTGACAGGCCACCGATTGCCGCGGCCAAACCGATGATGATTTCGGTGTTCTGGCCTGCCCAGTCCGCAAAACTGATGACCAATGGCAACAACGCTTCGACGGCGGGCAGGAGAGCCATGCCGATGGACTCGGATGCCTGACTGAAGGCGACCTTCATCTTGTCGGTCGAGTTTGCGGTCGCTTCGGCGGTGCCGCCGACCTGGTTCTCGATTTCCTCGAGGATCATGTTCTGCGCTTCGAGCACTTGACCGGATTCGACCAGGGTGCGGATCTGATCTTTCTGTGCTTCCGTGAACTGGATGCCGGAACGGCGAAGCGCGGTCAAACCGGCGATCGGGTCGTTGAGCGCTTTGCCGAGCTGCTTCGCGTTATCGGTCGCAGATCCGAAGCCGGCCGCGGCCATGTCGAGCGTGAGTTGTGTGGCGCGATCGAATGCGCCTCCGACCTCGTCGGCGCTCGACGCGATGTCCTTGAAAGTGAGCAATAACGCCTGGGACTCTTTGATCAGGTTCTGATCGACGCCGGTAAGGCGTGCTTGCTCGTTAGCCAGATCAACCAGCCGGTTCGTGACAACTTGGGTTTCGTTTCCGAACAGCCCCATCGACGTTGCGATCTGCTCGATGCGGGCGTTCGCAGTCGCGGCCTTCTCACCAGCGGCCACCATCTTGGCGCCAGCCACAGCAAGGCCACCGAGCGCAGCTGTGGCTGGTACGAACGCTTTCTTGAGAGCAAAGCCGACTTTCTGCGACGTCTTCTCAAGCCGTTGAAACTCGCGCTGGGCTTTCTTCAGGCCAGCGTTGTTGAACTCGCTGACGATGGGAATGTTGATCGCCATTAGCGGAGCTCTCTTTCGATCGTTCTCATGAGTATCTGGACGGCCTCTTGGGCGCTTCCTTCTAGTTTGTCACGATTCTCAAGGATCGAGGGCCAAAGTGCGCGAGACGGGTCGCCGAATCTTTTGAGGCGTTCAATAAACGCGGCAGAGTTACCGGAGCCGTTCGGGCCTCGACCTCGAGCACCTTCTGTCTTTTTGCCGGCCATTGCGAAGATTGCGCCGGCCGCTGTCGTCGACGTCAGCCGAAAGCCGGCCACCTGGTTCGCTTTGCCGGTGGTCTTGATGCTGACGCGCACGCCACTTTGCACCATGCCTTGGTCGTAGCCTCCGCGCCATTCTCCCCAGTTGCCAATCCGGTCAGTTGCGGGAAACAAACGTCGAGCAAACGGAACGATGTCTTGACCCATGACGGCCTTCATCTCTTTGTCAACCTGGCGTCGAAGTTTTGGGTCGATGGAGCGCAGGATTCGGAGCGTCTCGTTGAGGCCGTTCACCTCAGGAATGTCAACTCCGATGTCTGCCATTGGCTTTCTTCTGCTCTTCGATCACATCGACCACGGTGTTGAGGTCTTTGGTCTCGAACTCGATTTCGGGGGGCCACCATCCGACGGCGACCAGCAGTTCTGCTAGCTGGCGTCGTCTGGTTCCCCTGGGGTAGGGCGGTTATCTTGGCTCACGATTTCCGGCAGGCCATCGACCTTGTTGAGGAAGTCGTCGAACGTCGCTGGGACGACGATCTTGACGCTCTTGGCTGATTCGTAGGCGAGAAACGCGATGTCCTCGGCGCCGATCGAGGTCGCCATCTGCGACATCTTCGACTTGAACTTGCGTTCCCAAGCGACGAGCGCACGAAGCGAAGTTGTCACTTCGTGCGTCTCGCCGTTGAGGGTGAACCGGAGGGTCAGTTGCATGTCGGGGTTCCTTTGTTAGGGGATGAAACTGGGATCAGGAGGTGGCGCGGGTGAGGGCGCCGCCGCGGAAGGTGACGTCCATGGTCGGCAGCTCGCCGACACCGCCGTTGATCGGGGTGACGGACTCGAGGTAGCAGCCGGTGAGCGTATAGGCGGGGTTGTCGGTGCCAGGCGTTCCGGAGGTCGTCGGGGTGACGACGACGTTGAACGTGGTGCCGGCGAGGCTGTTGAGCTTCTCCTCAACCTCGCTGGTGCCGTACGAGATCATGAGGGTGGCCGAGATCTCGTGGTTGCCGAGTCCCTTGACGAACTTGCGGGCCGTGTCGCCGAACCCAGTCGACTCGAGGGCCTCGTAGGCCTCGGTGACGGTGACCTGCGAACATTGATCTGAAAAATCGACTGAGTCGATCGTCAGATTTGCTTGGTTGAGAACAACGGTGGTTGCCATTGTGGATCAGTTCCTTCTTGTTGCTAGCCGGACGGTTAGATCATAGGCGGGGAGCTGTTGCTCACCGATGAGGGCGATGGACGGCGTGCCGGCGGTCACGGCGATGTCCGCGCTCTCATGAATGGCGTCGACGGCGGTCAGGATCCAGTTCGTCGCGTCTTGGTTGCCTGGTGGCGGCGCGAGCACACGGAGCGTGAACGT